CATATACACCATGAAGTCACCTGCTTCACTCCAGTTTCTGTCCCAGCTTGCTTCTATAAAATCGATATTGCCAATCGGCTTTCCTGTATAATCAATTCCCTGCAGCATTACAACCCTCCATATCTTCCGACATATGAAACATCTGCATTATATGCCGTATTCCCCGGATCATCAGCCGAAACCTTTACAACGTTATCACCATATTTCAGAATGAGCTTTGGAAGATTTTCGCCAGTGTAAAGTCCTGGGGCTACATCTGCCCCATTTTTCTTGACAGTCTTTGTTTCGCTATCCACCTCCAGGATATCTCCAGAAGACAGGGAAACATTGATATGGACCTCAATATCTCCCACTCCGATATTGATGCCCTCCACCAGACCTGTCGCCTCCAGCGTTATTTTGATGTATGTATCTTCTGATCCAAGGTAATTTACCACCTTGGACGAGGAATGGTTGATCACTCCAAAATATAGCTTGCCTCCGCCCGGTGCATATGCACGCGTCACATGCCACATCGGATCCACGTCGGTAAATGTCGTTGACTCGCTTTCTTCTCCCAGGAGATCTGATTCTGGGTGCAAATAAGATACCGAGAGTTTCAAACGTTTCCACACGTTATCATTAGGCAGCTTCATACTCTCCAGCTGGCAATCCTTCGCAATTCGAGTTACCCCCATATAGGTACAGTACAAATCAAAAGTATAGTTCGAATTGTGAAAACCAATCGCCCGAGCTCGATCCACATCATTATGTAGCTTATTCTCCTCCCGCGCTACAATATCGATTGGTCTCTCCTTCTTTCGTTTTCCGGTTATAATAGATCCATTCCCGTATCCGCGATTGCTCCGAAAAATTTCAATATCTGGAGAGTCCAGTCCTTCGACAGAAATTAGCCCCCAGTCTTCCCCGTGGTATTCAAACACTTGACCATCGCTTCTGACTGCCCGAATCTGTACATCCTTACTTCCCATATTATGCACCTGCCAATCCAAACTTCATTTGTCGCTTGATCGCCCGAGCCGTCTCAATCGGACTGGATGTCGGCTGATTGATATTGATTTCCTGATTGATCACATTACCTCCAGAAGCCTGAATGATAGCTTCCGCCATCTGATCAAATTTCTCCCACAGTTTATCCAAAGGAACAACCGCTTCACTGCCGGCTTCTCCAACCCCGATCACAGACGGATCGTTGAAAATACCACCAGTTTTATACCACGAAACACCAAAATCGGGGATTCCCGGAAGTCCCATCTTCTCTGCGATCTTTGCCAACGCACCACTCCTTTTCCAGCTCACTGAAATATGAGGCAGCTTGATACCTTTGAATTTCAATGTGATATTAAAGTAGGACTTGATCTTATTGATTGCTGCCCTGATAGCATCTCTAGCTGTCTCAATCGGATGTGTGATGGCATACTTGACTTTCTCCATCTTCTGTCTCACACTTTCGGGAACGATGCCTTTTACAAATCCTGCTATCATTCCCGCCGCATATTTGACCATTATTCCCGGAAGTTTCATAAGCACTTGTATTATAACCAGGGATAATTTCGACATAGCAAGCTGGATCTCCGGTAGATGTTCAATAATGTACTTGGATAATTTACCTATCAGCTCTCCCAGTTTTTCACCTATTGCGCCAGAGTTTTCATCCAGCCATGTTCCAATACTACTTATCACCTGCCCCATAGATTCAAGCACTGCCGGTAAATTTTCAACAATGCCTTTCACCAGCTGCAAAATCAGTTCTCCGCCTTTTTCAATAATCTTTGGTAGTGAATCAGAGAGTTTTCCCAGCCATTCATCTACCATTTGTGGAAATGTCTCGGCAAGTTGTGGTACATATGTACTGATTCCTTCCACCAGTCCTTCAATCAGAATTTTCCCCTGCTCTGCAATTTGTGGTATCGCAGTTTCTAAAAACGTCCCGATTGCTCCGGGTAAAGATTTTATAATATTACCTATAGCCGGCATCAGATTATCAAACAGGAATGTGCAGGCAGTTTCCACCAAAGTTTTCATAGCGTCTTTCACGGATTGCAGCTGGCCGCCTAAAACCAGTTCTCCCATGAAATTCTGCGCTGCAGCTTTCATGGAATTAAACGATCCGGATAATGTATGCTCTGCTTCTTTTGCCGTAGTTCCCGTAATATCAAGTTCACCCTGAATCACATGGATCGCTTCGTAGACATCTGAGAGATTATTGATATCATATTTTACCCCTGTGATTTTCTGAGCATCAGCCAGCAAACGTTCCATTTCAGCTTTAGTGCCACCATATCCCAGCTTTAGGTTATCTAACATTGTGTAATTCTGTTTCGCAAATCCCTGGTAAGCCCACTGGATTGACTGCATGTCCGTACCCATTTTGTTGGCGTTATCGGACATATCGGTGATTGCCATCTGGGTATATTTCGCAGCCTGCTGCGTGTCACCCGATAGTGATTGCAACAACGAAGCTGAGAAGCTAGTTGCAAGTTCCATATAATTGTTGGCTGAAATTCCCGCCGTTTTCCATGCATTTACTGCATATTTTTCTATTGTCCCTGCGCTTTCCTTAAACAGAGTTTCAATCCCTCCTATGCTCTGTTCCAGGGCTGCTCCTTCCACAACTGCGTTTTTTAAAGCAATACCGATCCCAGCGGCTGCGATTGCGCCTTTGATCTTACTTCCAATGGTGGAACCAGCCTTTTCTCCGGCACTTGCAGACTCTCCATTCAGTACATTGGAAATGGAACCGCTGATTCCCTGTGCCGAAGGCATGATCTGGACATACGCCTTTCCCAGTTCTGTTCCTGCCATTATTCCGTTCCTCCTTTCCACGCATTTTCAAATTCTTCTGGTGTATCAAATGTCACCACATCTTTTCTCACGTCTTCCATCTCAATTTTTCCAAGAAGCAGATTGACCAGCGATACAGGCTTTTCTGCAGATTTCTCACTCAATGCGTAACAGATCATACCCAGACGATCTGCTATTACAGCCTGCATAAACAGATCACGCGAGGTCTGTTCCCCACTAAGCTTCATTCTGATTCGCGATGTTTCTCTCATCCCGGCAGCAAAAATCGCCGCCCGTCTTGCAGGCAGCGATCTATAATCATAAATATGGTAGATTTCCGCAAAATCACAAATCAGCGAATCTTCATCTATATTTATCATACTGGCCAGGATCAGGAGTTTTTTAAGTCACCCGGAGAGTTGAAGATCTCCTGAATTGCATTTGTTGTAGCTTCAATCGGTACTCTGCCATCTTCGCTTCGAAGATGGTCATACAGTCTTTTTTTCTGCTCCTCTCCCAAGAGCATCTTGCAAAGCTTTGGCATAAGCAAAGGGTTTTCATCGATTTCTGCCATAATATCGACGAGTTCCATATCATCCAGACGTTCATCTTCAATATCAAATTCAAACCCCGTTGTTGTTTTTCCTTTCATGATTCCTCCTATTCAATGTACTCATAATGAGTATTACCGTCTGTATCCGGAAAAGCTGCCACCGTCAGTTCATACCCGATCGGATCCCCATCGGTATATACAATGTCTCCGATTTCAGACACCTTCCCATTCGGAATGACAATACGCTTTTTCTTACTACTATTCATCACCATGTCAACAACCCAGGCCTGCGCCGTCAACTCCTTGGTATTTGCTTTCACGGAAATCTTTGAGCCTGTTACAGTCACATTTTCATCTCCATACACTGTTTTCAGTACATCTCCATTGAGAGATTCAATCAGTGTAAAGGTAAAGGTATCACTTTTTTCGGTCTGGTCCGTAAGTACGGTATCTCCACCCCATGCTTTGATTTCATCTGACTCCGGAGAGTTTTTATTGGTCAGTCCATCTTCTGAAATATACCCAAGTGCTACAAACGCCTCATTCAGTGCAGTCGTTGTATCTGTTGGGAGTGCCGTTCCAAGCGGAGCACGGCTCATCGCCCCTCCGATTTTCGGTTTTCCAGTAGAAACTTTAGTTGCATCTGCCGCCATAATCATACCTCCTGATAATATTTCAAATCATAAACCGCCTGATAGCGGTATTTCTTTGTTATAACATCCGTAAAATTATAATCGCTGTTCAGCGTTGATCTGGATATCTCATCCCGCTCTATGATCCGCTTCATCGCAGCTTTCACTTTTTCATTAAGTGCCGCAGCTTCATACATACTGTCCGCTCTGGACTGTATCGCAAAAGTCGCTGACAAAATATGATTTGTTTCACTGCTTCCGGTCTTTTCTACCGTCACGTATTTTTCGGGAGCATCATCTGGGATTTCCAGATATACGGGAGCATCCAGCAATTCCTGCAGATGCTCCCGAACTATAATCTCAATCATCCTCTCACCGCCTTCAATATCATATTGCTCTCGGAGTTTTCTTTTTTCGCCTGATAGGATTTAGCAGATACCATCACATTGACACGGTTAGGGCCTACATATGTATCTGCTTCATAACCATCTCCCAAACGCTCCAAGGCTTTGCCAGCATAATCCCGACAAACATTCGTCATTGCCGGTGAGCGCATCAGTTCTCTGACGCCATTCTTGTTCAATTTGAACACCAGCTTTTTACTCATATGCTTCCACCTGCACTTTCATATTCCAGTCAAGCGGAATCAGATCATCGATTCCTTCATAAGGAAATCCTGACGTTTTCCAGACCCGACCGAAAAACTCCACTTTTTTGTCCTTCCAGTCATGTTGATCTCCTTTCGGGACCGCTAAAGTATAAACTGCTTTCTTTCCGTCCGGATTGATCGTATCCGGCAAAGAAGAACTAGAGACCGGGGCAACAAGGACATTCTCTACTTCCACAATAACTTCTTTATAGGTTTTCACTCCAAACGCATCAACCCCGGTCTCCACCTGTTCATGCAGTTTTACTGTAATTCCCTTAATCATCGTCATATGGTTCCATCACCCCATATCTCT